GGATTAGCATTAAGCTACCACACATCAATGACTCAGACCTAGACTTTAAGATTGAGGGCCAAGGAATTCGCTTTGGACTTACTGGTATCAAGTACATTTCAGATAACATTGCAGAAAAGTATCTTGCAGCCCGTCCATTTAACTCCTATGCTGAGCTATCAGAGTTTACCAACGCAAAGGGTAACGGAGTAAACAGTCGTGCCCTAGAAGCAATGAGAAAGATTGGTGCAGCTACTTTCCCAGATAATCCCAGGAATGAGGCTGAGATTCGTGAGCACCTTTATGAGTATCTTAACTTGCCAGAATTTAACATTTCTGTTCCTCAGCACTTTTACGCATTTATCAATGATGTAGAAGAGTTTGAGGAAAAGGGTGCCTACGTTCTTATGGGGATGGTAAAGAGCATTAAGAGAGGCAAGGGATGGTCTAGGGTAGAAGTCCTAGATAAAACAGGTAGCGTGGGCATCTTTGATGACGAGCAGACTGAGATTGAGCCAGGAAAGACGTACCTGTTGCTAGCAAGCGATAATAGAATTGTTAGCTACGTCCCTATCGATGACATACCAAAGGCTGAGAATGCCTTAGTAAAATACTTAAACTACAAGCAGCTTCCCTATAAAGACGATGAAATGTTCTTAGTATCATTCAAGTCCAGGGTAACAAAAGCTGGAAAGAAAATGGCGTACATGACTCTAGCAGATTCTGCCAGAGAGTTGCACCCAGTTACCGTATTCCCTACGCAGTTTGCAAAAGCATACATGACACTAAAAGAGGGAAACGCATATAAGTTTTCGTTTGGAAAGACGAAAGATGGAACAGTTATATTGGAGGACATTCTGTGACAACAATCGAAGAAGCTCTAGCACTGCTAGATCCTAAGCTTAGGAAAAACCTGGGTCCCGCAGTAGGTATTGCTACTACAAGCCAGCCTACGCCCAGCACAGGGCTTAACAGGGCACTAAATGGAGGCCTGCCGTATGGACGACAAGTCCTTATTTGGGGTAGTAAGTCTAGTGCTAAGTCATCTCTGTGTTTGCAGACTATTGGTATTGCACAAAAAGAAGGCAAGCTATGTGCCTGGATTGATGCTGAGATGTCCTATGATGAAGACTGGGCAGTAAAGCTGGGGGTAGACCCTGAGCAGCTAATCTACTCTCAGGCAAGAACAATTAATGAGATGGTAGATGTAGCAGTAGCACTAATCAACGCAGGGGTTGACCTTATTGTTATTGATAGTATTACTTCTCTTTTGCCTGCTATCTATTTTGAGAAAGACTCGTCAGAGCTAAAGCAGCTGGAGAATACCAAGCAGATTGGTGCAGAGTCAAGAGACTTTAGCAATGCATGGAAGATGATTAACTATGCTAACAATAAAGAGAAACCAACACTTGTTATAGCTATCTCCCAGTCTCGCAATAATATTAATGCTATGTACACACAGCAGCAGCCTACTGGCGGACAGTCTACAAAGTTTTACTCGTCCACGGTTATTAAGCTGTTCTCTTCAGAGTCAGAGAATCAGGCAATTAAGGGCAAGATTGCTGTAGGAGATAAGTTAATCGAAGAGAAGATTGGCCGTAAGATTCGTTGGGAGCTGCAGTTCTCAAAGACATCTCCTGGTTTCCAGTCTGGCGAGTATGACTTCTACTTTAGAGGCGACAAGGTTGGTATTGACACCATTGCAGATCTTGTTGATACAGCAGAGATGAACGGTCTTGTAGAGCGTACTGGTGCATGGTATAAGCTAGAAGACGGAGAAAAGATTCAGGGTAGAGATGCCTTTATTGAATATGTTAAGACTAACGAAGAATACCAGAATCAGTTGAGGTCAAGTTTAAATGGCTAGATATACAGTTGTTTACGGAGATTTTCCTTGCCATACTTGCAAGGAAGTGGTAAAATCGTTAAGACAATATATTGAGGAAAAAGAGCTTACTTGGGTATGTAGCCAAAAGCACATGTCCAAGGTAAGCCTTGACGTAAGGAAGAAAAAGAAGTGAGCGAGCGTGGAGAGATCAAACGCCTAAATGCTAAGGGTATTAAAAACTCAGGGCGTGGTATCAAGAAGGGCGATGCAACTTGGGAAAACTTTACAGTAGATTTTAAAGAGTATCCAAAAGGCTTTACCGTAAACCAGGATAACTGGGCTAAAGCTGTAACCGATGCAATTAAGAATGGCAATGACCCAGCAATTGTGGTTGTTCTAGGAGAAGGAAATAAAAAGACAAGGCTAGCGATTGTAGAGCTATCTCTACTTGAGCAGATTATTGAGGAATCAAAATGAAAAATATACTAATGCTAGATATAGAAACAACTCCAATTAAAGCATACGTCTGGGGGCTGTGGGATCAAAACGTAAGTATTGACCAGATTATTGAGCCAACAGAAATGCTATGCTTTGGTGCTAGGTGGCTAGGAAAGAAGCAGGTTATCTTTAAGTCCGTGCACCACGATGGCAAGAAGGCTATGCTGGAAGAGCTTCACAGACTTATGGACCAGGCAGACGTTCTTGTCGGATGGAACTCTGCAGCGTTTGACCACAAGCATATTAATCGTGAATTCTTAGAAAATGGCATGCAGCCTCCATCTCCAGTTAAGGACTTGGACCTAATGTCAATTACAAAGGCAAACTTCCAGTTCCCATCTAATAAGCTAGACTATGTCGCACAGCGACTAGGGGTAGGTGCTAAGGTTAAACACTCTGGATTTAAGCTATGGATTGAGTGCATGGAAGGTAATGACAAGGCCTGGAAAGAGATGAAGAAGTACCAGGTTCAAGATGTGAACCTTCTTATTGATCTGTATTATGAGCTATTGCCGTGGTTTGTAGGTAAGGGTAACGTTACTAGCACAGAGAAGCAAAAGATTCTAGAGTCTGAGTCCGTGGTATAATACTAGCATGAGTGATAAAATTACTGATGGCGGAATGTGGAACTATCTGACAGATATGTCAGAGTTTAAGAAAGAGCTCCCATTCTATGTTGATGACCTACTTTCTGAAGAGCAGGTGCAGTCATTAAATAGTATTTTTGATGAGCTGCTTGCTAGAGAGCCTGAATATTATCGAATGCCAGGGGACCAAGAAGAGTATCGTGGCAAAGATTGGTATGACCCTAAAAGGGTAGTGCACATGTCTAGGCAAATGCTAGAGTTTGAGTGTCCAGAGGATATTGAAAAAACTCTAGATGAAGTAGTCAAGCCAGTTTATCCAGAAGAGATTAAGCTTGCACACTACAGCTATATCGATTATGATTTGCGTCACGGCGAGGGTCGTTATGCACCATCATTGCCACCACATATTGACAACAGTGAAGACATCGTAACTTTTAATTATATGCTAGACGGCAATATTGATTGGGAGTTATATATTAATGATGTCCCATATACTCTTAGAAAAGGTCAGGCACTTGTTTTTAGTGCATTAAATATGCCACACTTTAGGCCAAAAAGGAAATGGAAAGAGGGAGAGTTTGTTAAAATACTAAGCTTTGACTATTCCCCACTTACAGATTTTAGGTTTACTGGAAAAGACTATGCCCTAGATCCACTTAAGTTTCCAGAAAGAGTAGAGCGGTATATTGAATCAGTAAACAATCATCCAAAGATGCAGTCAGCATGGACCCTTTATACAGAGCTAGGAATAGCAGAAGGAATTCCAGAAGGTCTTCACGCTGCGTTTGCAGACTAGTATTCTTTAGTGTATAATATAATAATGGACTTTAATTATAAAAACATTATCCTTAAGGATATTTTTAATGACCAAGAGATTACAGATATCTATAAGCATATAGAAGAAACACCAGAAGATAGAAGGCAATTGGTGGAGCAATTTTCTCACACAGCCTACCTTTCTTGGCTACCACAGCATGTTGTAGACACTATCGTAACTAGAGCACAGGAAGCGTCGGACAAAGAACTTGTTCTTCGAGAGCTTTCATTTGCAAGATATGAAAAGGTGCGGGATAACCTAGAGGTCAGACTTACCCCACATAGAGACGAAACGTTCAGAGAGCCAAGGGTAACTGTTGACATACAGCTAAAATCAAACATTGACTGGCCAATTGTCGTAGAGGGAAAAGAATATTTACTTAAAGATAACGAGGCTCTTACATTTGCAGGAACTCACCAGGTGCACTGGAGGACCAAGAGGGAATTCTCCGATGGAGAGTTTATGGATATGATCTTCTGTCATTTTAGTGCTAAGGACTATGTTCCAGAAGAGCTTGGCCCGTTCCCAAGTGACCCATCTATGTATAGCGAACATGATAGGGTTATGAAAGCAAAAGCAGATTTTTGGACAGAAAAATATAACGAAAGCTAGAGGGCATGACGGATAAAACAACAATTGAATCAGTAAATGGTCTACAAGAGATTGCAGACTTTATGGGAGATGAAGAGCTTACACAGGCTCTTACAATGGTAGCCAAGCTTATTATTAAGCCAGATATTCCAATTCAGGTAGCCACCATTGAGATCGTAAGGTTGCAAGCAATTGCAGCCAAGATGTCTCTAAAGGCAACCTGGATGGTTAACGTAGAAAAAGGAGACAGGGCAAAGAAGAACATATACTTCACCGCTGCAGATGCTATTAATGAGCTAGTTGCAGCACTCAAGTATATTGCCCGATAATATGATGGCTAAGAATTTACTTAATGAGGTAATGCTCAAGGCAGAGCTAGCTGCCAAAAAGAAAAGCTTCCTAAATACCGATGAGCTAATTGAAAAGATTAACTCTGGGTATATCGTAAAGCGTGTTCCAAAACACACACAGAAGAAAACTTTTGCACCTAGCACCATCGCATTCTCTCATGGAGAGTGCCCAAGGTATTGGTACATTGCTTTTGACGGGGCAACCTTTGAAGACAATGCTGATGCTTATGGCGGTGCTAACATGACCAATGGAACCAAGTCTCACGAAAGAATTCAGCAGGCTATGGCAGATGCTGGAATACTAAAAGATGCTGAGTTTAAGATTACTAGTAATGATCCACCTATCTTTGGATTCGGAGATGTCATTCTAGACTGGGAGGGTAAAGACCTCCTGGGAGAAATCAAGACAATGCCGTCTGAGGGGTTTGAGTATCGTAAAGCAGCAGGTAAGCCAAAGCTAGGCCACCTAGTTCAGCTGCTTATTTACATGAAGATTCTAAATAAGACAGAGGCAGTGCTTATTTATGAGAATAAAAATAATCACGAGCTACTGGTTCTGCCAGTTGAAATAAGCGATTATTATATTAAGTGGGTAAACCAGACATTTGACTGGATGAGGGCTGTTCGTAAGGCATGGGTTGACAGAACCCTGCCAGAGAAAAACTATAGGTCCAATTCCAAGATATGCAAGACCTGTCCTGTTAGGGCAACTTGTGACGTGGCTGGCAAGGGAGACATAAAACTACTTTCTTTGGAGCCACTAGATGAAAAGCAAGCACTGTAGCTGGTGTGACCACATTTTCGAAACCAGCGTATCTTATCAAATTTACTGCTCTCCAGAGTGTCGTCAAGACGCAACTAGAGAGAAGATAGCTGAGCGGTATGTTCAAACTAGACAGCAACGCAGAATAGGCAAGGACAGAAGGTGCAAGTCCTGTGATAAGCCACTATCAATATATAATGATGATGATCTATGTGATATCTGTAACGTTAACCCTAAGGAAGTTCGTGCTGTGCTTCGGGAGCTAAAAAGGATGACTAAAGATGAAGAATAGGTTTTTCTCTATTGACGCAAGCACCAACAGTCTTGCATTTGCCGTATTTGAAGACAGCTCTCTTATGTCTTATGGCAAGATTAATTTTTCTGGCAATAACGTATATGACAAGGTTGCAGATGCGGCTCGTAAAAGTATAGCCTTTTTTGGTGAGTTTCCAGATGTTGACAATCTAATCATTGAGCATACTGTATTTATGAATAGCCCAAAGACAGCAGCAGACCTTGCTCTTGTCCAGGGTGCACTGCTTGGTGCAGCAGCTCAGGCAGGTATCAAGTTAGCTGGAGCGGTAAACCCTATCACATGGCAGAGCTACTTAGGCAATAAAAGACTTACCAAAGAAGAACAGTTTAAGATTACTCAAGACCATCCAGGAAAAACAAAGTCTTGGTATAAGAAGCTTGAGCGAGATATGAGAAAGCAAAGAACCATTAAGCTTATTGAAATTAACTATGACAGGCAAGTTACCGACGATGATGTCGCAGATGCAATTGGAATTGGTCACTATGCACACAACAACTGGGACAAGGTGGTTGACAAAAATGGCTAAAGCTGGTAAACTATATACAAATGAATTGTGGCTTCGTAAAAGATATCACTTTGATAAGAAGACACCAGAAGAGATTGCAAAGGAGTGCAAGGTTAGCGTAGAGACCATCTATGTATATCTTGCCAAATTTGGATTGAGGAAATCACGCAGATGACACAAAATGATATCGTAAGGGTATGTACAGATATCAGCATTATGCTACAAGAAAAGAATATAGCATATGGTGATTCGGCATTGGATCCTGTTCGTATTTTTTCTAAGTCAAGCCCAGTAGAGCAGCTCCTGGTACGCATTGACGACAAGCTGTCTAGGTTTGCAAGGGGAACAGACTACCCTGGAGATAATGACATTGATGATTTAATTGGATACCTTGTACTATTAAAGATCGCTAAGGAGAGACATGGGTAGGCGTAAGCAGGTAGTTATACAGCCAAGTGGACTGGAGACAGTGCCATATATGGAAATTGATGGCTTTGCTATCAATGCAGGTGATATAATTAAAGTAAAAGGTGAATACGGAACTAAGTTTAAATTTAAAGGAGTTACCACTAACACCCTTACTGGTGCAACATGGGTAGACTGTTTTGAGATTTTTAGGGGAAAGGCCCAGCAGTTCCGTGCCTTTAAGGAAGATCGCATAAAGCGAGTTCCGCAAAAGGGAAAGAGAGCAAGGCGTGTCAACTGAGGAAGACCTAATTGGTCATCTAGATGAGGTAAATAAGGTAGTCGGCGAATACCTGAAAGGTAGTGAGCCAACAAAGATATCCAAAGAGCTGTCTATACCAAGACAGAAGGTTGTTGCCTATCTAAATGAGTGGAAGGCTATGGCTGCAGACAATGCAGCTATTCGAGCACGGGCCAAAGAGGCACTAGTTGTAGCTGATACCCACTACTCAAAGCTGATAGAAAAAGCTTATGAGGTTATTGACGAAGCTACCATGACAGCTAATCTAAATGCTAAGTCTGGTGCCATCAAGCTTGTTATGGACCTAGAGTCTCGTAGAATTGACATGCTACAAAAAGCAGGCTTGCTAGAGAACAAAGAGCTAGCAGAAGAGATGTTAGAGATTGAATCACGCCAGGAAGTTCTTATTGGAATACTAAAGGATATTGCTGCAGAGCATCCAGAGATTAGAGACAAGATTATGAGCAGGCTATCCTCCGCAATGAAGCAGGGGCAAACAGTTACGGTGGTATCTGAATAATGTTTGATGATTTCCTCGATGCCCTCAAGTCTGATATCTTTGATGAGATACCAGTAGATGCTAAGACATTTGTCGAGGGAGAGGACTATCTAGGACAGCCACCACTTTCAGATACACAGTATGATATCGTAAAGGCTATGAGCCAGATATTCCGTAAAGAAGATCTGATTGACATGATGGGCACTGAAGAGGGGTCTCGCTATTACAATAAATATACTAAGAATGAAATCATTCTCCAACTAGGAAAGGGAAGTGGTAAAGATTTTACATCAACAGTTGCGTGTAGCTATATCGTTTATAAGCTATTGTGTCTTAAAGACCCTGCTCGTTATTTCGGTAAACCTAGTGGAGATGCTATTGATATTATTAATGTTGCCATTAATGCTCAGCAGGCCAAGAACGTTTTCTTTAAGGGCTTTAAGAGCAAGATCGAACGGTCGCCTTGGTTTGCTGGCAAATTCTATGCTAAAGCTGAGAGTATTGAGTTTGATAAGAGTATCACTGTCTATTCGGGACACTCTGAACGAGAATCCCACGAGGGCCTCAACCTTATTCTGGCAGTACTGGACGAGATCTCTGGTTTTGCTAACGAGGTTGGCACAGGCAATGACCAAGGCAAAACTGCAGATAACATCTACAAGGCCTTCCGAGCCTCAGTAGACTCTCGTTATCCAGATTTGGGCAAGGTCGCATTGCTCTCATTCCCAAGGTACCCAGGAGACTTTATCTCTCAACGTTATGACGATGTAATCGCAGACAAAGAGGTAGTTACAAAGACACACACCTTTGTCATGAATCCAGACTTGCCAGAGGATCAGGCTGGCAACTCTTTGACTATTGAGTGGGACGAAGATAGTATTATTAGTTATAAGTATCCAGGAGTATTTGCCCTCAAAAGACCAACATGGGTAGTAAACCCAACTAGAAAGATAGATGATTTTAAGCTAGCATTCTTTACCGATATGGGAGATGCTATGCAGAGATTCGCCTGCATACCAACGTTTGCCTCTGACGCATTCTTTAAGCAAAGGGATAAGGTGCAGCAGGCTATGTCGATTAGAAACCCAATAGATAGCGTGCGTCGTTTTGAAGAAACGTTTAAGCCAGACCCAGACAAGGTTTACTATGTTCACGCAGACCTTGCTCAAAAGCATGACAAGTGTGCTGTGGCTATTGCTCACGTAGAGAAGTGGGTAAACATTCAGGTAGTCAAAGACTATGAGCAGATTGCACCAATTGTAGTTGTGGATGCTGTTGCTTGGTGGGAGCCAAGGATAGAGGGACCAGTGGATCTTTCAGAAGTAAAGCAGTGGATTCAAAACTTACGCAGACTTGGATTTAATATCGGGCAGGTAAGCTTTGACAGGTGGCAGTCCTTTGATATCCAGAATGAGCTAAAAGCTATAGGAATGAGAACAGATACTGTCTCTGTAGCAAAGAAGCACTACGAGGATATGGCCATGCTTATCTATGAGGATAGGCTAGTCATGCCAGCCATTGACCTGCTATTTGAAGAGCTTACAGAGCTAAAGATTGTAAAGCAAAATAGAGTAGACCACCCACGCAAATCGTCTAAGGACTTGGCTGATGCCGTCTGTGGTGCTGTTTATGGAGCTATCTCTCACACGCCTCGTAACATGAACGATCAAGTAGAGATTCATACATTTAGGGATAGACCTAAAGATAATGTTGCAGAACCTCCTAAAAACGTGATACAATATAAGCCCAGTAAAGAGAAAATAGAAGAGTATTTGGCTCAATTTGATGTCATTTAGAAAGCGAGGTATTGGTGTCACTACCAATCCGCCTTGTTTACTTTTCTAATGTTTCAGAAAATACTAAAAGATTTGTAGAGAAGGTAACCAATAATGGAGTTCGTATCCCAGTTCGTTCTAGCGATGCTAGGGACTTCAGCGTGGATTTCGAGTATGTATTGGTTGTGCCAACCTACGGTGGCGGGGCTGAAGGTCCTGCAATTCCAAAACCTGTAAGGGTTTTTCTTAACAATCCTGCCAATAGGGATTTATTGCGTGGTGTCATAGGCACTGGTAATACAAACTTTGGCAAACATTACTGCAAGGCAGCGGATATGATTTCTGCTAAAACTGGCGTACCTATTATTGCCAGGGTAGAAATCACGGGCACGCCTTCAGACATAGAACTAGTAAAACAAAGGTTGGAGATACTATATGGAACAGGTTAGCTACCACGAGCTCAATGCAATGCTTAATATGTACGATGCAAACGGAAAGATTCAGTTTGACAAGGATAAGGAGGCAGCTAAGCAGTATTTCTTACAACACGTTAATCAGAACACAGTATTCTTTCACAGCATTGAAGAGAAGCTAGAGTATCTAGTAGATAATGATTACTATGACAAGGCTGTTCTTGACCAGTACTCGCCAGAGACACTAAAGGACTTGTTCAAGCATGCTTACTCATATAAGTTTAGATTCCCAACCTTTGTGGGTGCTTATAAGTTCTACACCCAGTATGCACTAAAGAATTTTGCTGGAGACAGATACCTAGAGCGTTTCGAAGACCGTGTCGTAATGAACGCACTGATGCTTGCTCGTGGCGACAAGAAGTTTGCCAAAGACATTATTGATGAGGTTATCACTAATCGTTTCCAGCCAGCTACTCCAACATTCCTGAATGCTGGTAAGAAGCAGCGTGGAGAGTTTGTGTCCTGCTTCCTGCTACGTGTTGAAGACAACATGGAGTCTATTGCTCGTGCAGTCTCTTCATCTCTACAGCTCTCAAAGCGTGGTGGTGGTGTAGGACTTAATCTAACCAACCTACGTGAGCTAGGTGCTCCAATTAAGAAGATTGAGAACCAGTCTTCAGGCATCATCCCTGTGATGAAGCTTTTGGAGGACAGCTTCTCCTATGCAAACCAGCTAGGAGCTCGTCAGGGTGCAGGAGCCGTCTACCTAAACGCTCACCACCCAGACATCATGCGATTCCTAGACACCAAGCGTGAGAACGCCGACGAGAAGATTCGTATCAAGACCCTTTCTATTGGTGTTGTAGTTCCAGACATTACTATGGAGCTAGCCAAGGCTGGAGAAGACATGTACCTGTTCTCCCCATACGACGTTGAGAGGGTATACGGAAAGCCAATGTCAGACATCTCCGTAACAGAGCTATACCAGGAGATGGTGGATAACCCAGAGATTAGGAAGTCCAAGATCAAGGCTCGTGATTTGCTACAGCGTATTGCTGAGCTGCAGTTTGAGTCGGGATACCCTTACATCGTATACGAAGATACAGTAAACAATGTAAACCCTATTGAGGGCCGTATCAATATGTCTAACCTGTGCTCTGAGATTCTTCAGGTTAACACACCAACTACCTACAACAATGATATGAGCTACAAGGAGATTGGAAAAGACATCTCATGTAATCTAGGATCATTAAACATTGCTAAAGCTATGGAGTCTCCAGACTTTGGCAAGACAATTGAGGTAGCTATCAAGTCTTTGACAGCGGTATCAGAGCTGTCCTACATTGACTCTGTTATGTCTGTAGCAGAGGGCAATAAGAAATCCCGTGCTATTGGCCTTGGCCAAATGAACCTGCACGGATACTTCGGAAAGGAGGAAATGCACTATGGAGACGAAGAGTCGCTTGACTTCACGAACATTTACTTCCTCACAGTACTCTATCACGCACTCAAAGCGTCCGCTAACCTTGCAAAGGATAGGGGCGAGGCATTTGAAGGCTTCGAAAATTCCAAGTATGCTACGGGGGAATTCTTCGACAAGTATATTAATGAGGAATGGGTACCTAAGACTAAGAAAATATCTAAGCTTTTTGACAAAGCCAAGATTGAAATTCCCACCAAGAAAGACTGGGAGAGTCTAAAGAAGTTCGTAATGAAGCACGGTATCTATAATCAAAACCTACAGGCTGTGCCACCTACTGGATCAATTAGCTACATTAACAATAGCACTAGCTCAATTCATCCTATTGCTTCTCAGGTTGAGATTCGTAAAGAAGGTCTTATGGGTCGTGTCTACTACCCAGCACCATACCTTACCAACGACAACCGTGAATACTTTGCTGATGCCTATGAGATTGGTCCAGAAAAGATTATTGATATCTATGCAGCTGCACAGCAGCATATTGACCAGGGTATGTCGCTAACCCTATTCTTTAAGGATACTGCTACTACACGTGACGTAAACAGGGCACAGATTTACGCATGGCGTAATGGTATTAAAACTATTTATTATATCCGCATTAGACAGAATGCACTAGAAGGAACAGAAATGGAGGGATGCGTATCATGTCAGCTATAACAAGACCAGTAAACTGGAACAAAATCGAAGATCCAATTGACCTGGAGGTATGGAACCGTCTTACTCAGAACTTCTGGCTACCTGAAAAGGTACCACTGTCTAATGACATTCAGTCTTGGTCCACACTAAGAGATAACGAAAAGCTTCTAACTATGAGGGTCTTCACTGGCCTGACAATGCTGGATACCATTCAGGGTACTGTAGGCTCTATGTCTATCATTCCCGATGCAATTACCCAGCATGAAGAGGCTGTTATTACCAACATCGCCTTCATGGAGTCCGTCCACGCTAAGAGCTACTCATCTGTATTCTCTACTCTAACTTCTACACAAGAGATTGAGGATGCCTTCAGGTGGTCTGAAGACAACGAGTATCTGCAAAAGAAGGCAGACATTGTCTTGTCTTATTACAAGGGGGATGACCCACTGAAGCGTAAGATTGCATCTACCTTCCTAGAGTCATTCTTGTTTTACTCTGGCTTCTACTGGCCAATGTGGCTGTCTTCCAGGGCAAAGCTAACAAACACTGCTGATCTTATTAGGCTTATTATTCGTGATGAAGCAGTGCACGGATACTACATTGGATACAAGTTCCAGAAGGCATATAATCAGCTAGACTGGGTAGGACAGGATGACATCAAGCACTGGGCCTACGAGTTCTTAATGGAGCTATATGAGAATGAGGTTAGGTACTCTGCTGATCTTTATGATGAGGTTGGACTAACACCAGATGTAAAGAAGTTCTTGCACTACAATGCAAACAAGGCTCTTATGAACCTTGGGTTTGACCCACTGTTCCCTAAAGAGGTGTCTGAGGTAAGTGCAGCTATTCTAGCAGCACTATCTCCAAACGCAGATGAGAACCACGACTTCTTCTCTGGCTCTGGTTCGTCTTACGTAATTGGTAAGCACGAAGCTTTGTCAGATGATGACTGGGAGTTTTAGCACTAAATAAGCGGTATTTAGGGGCATGGTCAAGAGGCTATGCCCCTATTTATTTATATAATCACTTATAATAGTATAAGAATACGTCTAGCTACCCCAACTAGGAGTGATAACTTATTAAGCTTAGGTTTATACTTTTATCAGCCCTGATGGCTGTTGTGCTTATCGCAACACCAGCAGGTGGATCAAATGCACCCTCATACTACCCATCTGGACCACAGACAAATGTGTCTAAGCAAACCCTAATTGATGGTGGATGGACTCTGTGCTGGTCAAGTCTTTATGGAGAGACAGATACCCTACAAAATATTTATGACAGCTGTACTGGTGCATCTCTTCTTTATGCAGCAGGAGCAACCAATTCTGATACCTATATGTTATTGGCAGCTGGAGAAAGCAGCGTAGTTTTCTCTCAGACTGGATATAACGAAACAGTAGAAAACAATGGCACTTACTGGTATCTAAACCCAACTCAGTCTATGGGATTTGCACCAACAGCATCAATCTATCAAAGCTCTGCCGATACCAGCGAAATGAGCGACCCGCTTAGGATGTCATGGCACCTTGGAACCTGGTGTAATCCAGAGCCTAGTATTTGTGGTGGTTGGCGTGTAGGTGCTACCCTTGGATTAAATAGTAGCACAGACTATGAGCGTGCCATCTGGCATTCTGGAGGTGCTGTGGTAGCAGAGCCAGCAGTATCCCAAGAAGACTACGATGCACTCCAGGCACAGTATGACCAGCTTTCATCCCTCTATGCTACGCTGCTAGATGACTATAAAGCTCTAGGCGAGACTGCTGATTCAATTAATACATCATACCAAGAGTATGTTTCCTGGTCTGAGGTTGTAATTGCAGATCAAACAGCAGTAATTGAAGACCAAAACAAAACCATTAGCGATCTTAATTCAGCAATTGACTCTTATAAAATAACCATAGATGATCGTAATGCAACAATTGCAGGGTATATATCTAAGATAGACTCGCTAACAGAGGCACTAGCCAAGGCCAATGCAGACATAGAGGCCAAAAAAGCAGAACTAGTTAGTGCGGAAGAAACTATTAACATACTTAAAACAACTATTGACGAGCTAAATGGTAAAGTAACAAGCACAGAAGAACAGCTTGCAACTGCCCTAGAAACATTGGCAAAGTCAAAATCGGATCTAGAGATTGCAAGAGCTAAGTCTACTGATCTCACTAAGCAGCTAGCAGCCTCACAGGCAAGGGTAGAGGAGCTAGAGGCAAAGCTAGCTACGGCACTTGGACAAATAGAAGAGCTAAAGATTAAGAATGACACAACCAAGAAGCAGCTTGACGATGCACTGGCAAAGATAGATACTCTCGTAAAGCAGCTTGGAGATGCTAATGATACTATCCAAGAACAAAGAAACAAGATTGATCAGCTTCAGGCAATAGTTGAGGACGATGGCAATGCAGAGCAAAACCTTGAGCTAGCAGGAGAGCTAACTGTCATGGCTATGAATAAGTTTGCAACTGCAGAGAAAGACTCAGAAGAGTATGAGGCAGCACTTGTATTGCTTGCTATAGCTGCAGAAGCAGATGACCCAGACTTGCCAGAAGAGCTTGCTGCCCTTCCAGTAGTTGGTGCTGTGGCTGGACAGGTGCTAGAGGTTATGAATGATTTGGGAAATATTGGTGCTGACATTGCTCCTGAACAGCGAGAGCGAGCAGAAGAGATTGTCGTAGCATCTGTTATCGCAGGTAATATTGCAGTATCTGCTGGAGCCTCAGCTCCATCTGGTGGTGCTAGGAGGAAAATATAATGAAGTTCATAAAGAAACTATTCACAGGAATCAAGAATATATTTACAGATGTAGTATCTGAGGCGTGGACCTTAGTTGGTATGTTTGTGGCATGGATTGTTTTGGAGGGATCAGCGAAGACCGTTACTGGCTACGTAATCCTAGGAACCCTTGCTTTGTGGATAATCACTTTTAGGCTTAGAAACCCTAAGGAATAAGGAGGAAAGTATGGAAGACGAGAACGGAATGGGCGTTGTTGGTGGTTGGGAAACCCTGAAGAACGTCCTTTGGAGAATCGCTGCTGTATTTGCTGCATCTGGACTTGGTGTCCTGGGTGCAGGTGCTGTAGTTGGTATTGATATGCTATCTGCAGTAATGATGGCAGGTATCCTTGGAGTAGCAACTGTTGTTGAGAAGCTCGCTAGAGCATTTCTGGATGACGGCAAGCTTACAATGGATGAGATTAATGCTGCTTTTGCCAAAGTAGATAAAAACCAAGACTAACGTATAGCAATACCCTGCCAAATAGTGTATAATGTTTGGTAGGGTATTCCTATATCTAGAGAAAGAGAAGCAATGGAAATGTCAAAGCATAACTATCAAGGCCCAGAAGACTGGGACTTTGATAAAAACTCAAAACCTCAAAAGTTTTTTGAAAGATTTTTAGACAATGATCTAGACTACGCAGCAGAGCGACTAAAGCTAGAGTATGAAAGAATTGCAAATTTGGAAATGTGGGGCATCAGACCACACGATGATGAGACAGATATTTTTACTTATTCAAAGTCCCTTTCAACACATAAGTCAAGAGAGTATAATGCATTCCAGATGTATTATCCATTTATGCACGAACTATTCTCTGCAGTCGTTGACATGACACGTGAGGCCTGTGACTACTATGAAATTGATTATAACTCTGAGCAGTGGATGGCCCAAGCTTGGTTTAACATTAACAGCATTGATAAGGGTGCCAAGCTGGAGTGGCACGACCACCTAGATCCAAACATTAGGGTGCCAGCATTTCATGGATATTATTCCGTAAATGCAGAGCCATCAACTACGCACTACGACGTAAACGGTGAGATGAAGGTAAACCACAACAAGAATAATCGTGCAGTAATGTCTATGGTTGGTTACCAGCATGCCATGGGTCCTTGGGAATGGCCAGGAGAAAGAATTACAATTGCCTATGATGTCATACCATTAAAAGTAATTCAGCAGGAAGCTTATTTAAATGCTAACATGGAGAATGAGCCATTTTGGGAGCAGCACTATTTCCCACTACCTAAAATTTATGACAAATCCTGGTAGTTGACAAACCTACACACCTAGTATATAATTTATACATGGAAAATAAATTCTCTGAGTGGCTCCGTGAGGGCATTGAGCAGGGCTGGGTTAGCGAGCCATTTTGCAATACTCACAATGGAGACCCATATATGACAGAAGAAGAAGAGCAAGAGTGGGAAAATGGAGGAGACCCTTGCCAACACGTAATCAAGCTGTTGCAGCTCTAGTAGCCATACCGCTATTTTTAGTTTCTGGGTGTTCGACAGTAATAGATCAGGAGCTTTCTCAAACAACTAGGTTAGCAGATCCCTTGCTACCAGTACAAGAAGACACGGCTACCCCATCTCCAGCAGAGACTAGTTCTCCTGCTGTTAAGAGTCCAGAAGAGGTCACACAGGAGCTATCCGTAGAGCCTGATTCGCCACGCTCTGAAGAGAAGGTAGAGCCAGAAAGCTCATCATCTACACAGCTATCAAGTCCTGCAAAAGAAGAGGTTGCAGAAACTATACCAACAGAGAGCGAACCTCCAGCCGAGGAGCCCGAAGAAATAAAGATTAGCGTTGCGAATCTTGCTTATGCTAGCTTTAGAACACAGATAGATGGATCTTTTACCGTTGAAGATAGTCAGGTTTTGGTGGGACCATCTATGTCAAGTTCTCAGGAAAACTCCCTAGAGAAAGCCCTGTCTGATGCAGTTAGTATTTGGGACCACAACATCGGAATTATTGATAATTATCACGCAGTCCTGTTTACGGTAAATGATTTGGAGTGGGCAGACCAAATGATGGCAACTTATGGTGGTAGGCTTCCTACTGGAGAAACCTGGGTGTCTTATATTGGCAATGGTCCATGGGGTAGCGATTGCGGTCCAGGAGACGCACAGCCAAAAGTTTTCTATCTGTGCGTGTCAACCAAAACTGATGACAGGACTATTCGTTGGCAAAAAGAGTCAATTGTTCAAAAATATTTTCAGAGCCTTCAGTCAAGTATTGGGCTAACACCAAGCAATAATCCTCTATGGATTTCTGGAGGGTCAGCGAAATATTTTGGATACACCGTGGCAAACCCTGGATCTTCAATGGTGGCAGGCTCAAAAGGTGTCGCCACTAGGTTGATGGCAACCGAGTATGGATTTGGCCTTGCGAATGCAATTAATAATATGAGTGAGTCAGATCTTGTAGGCATCTATACTCTTCTTGAGGTAGGCTCTACATCACAGTCTAGGCACCTCATAAATGATTATGCAGCATATGACCTTGGAGGTCTTGCAGTAGAATACCTCATTGGCACTTCATCATATGAAACATTTATTGGTTTTATGTCGGATATGGGTCGTGGCATTTCGTGGAAGACTGCATTCTCAAATAGGTTTGGATATACGACAGATGAGTTTTACAAGAACATGTACTCTTATCTGAATAGTGTATACTAGTTATACCTTCCCCTCTAGCTCAATGGCAGAGCAGAGAGCTGTTAACTCTAAGGTTCGTGGTTCGAATCCACGGAGGGGAGCTTAGGCCTGGTAGCTCAGTTGGTTAGAGCACCACCCTGTCACGGTGGGGGTCGTGGGTTCAAGTCCCATCCAGGTCGCACTGCCTCCTTAGCTCAGTTGGCCAGAGCAACGCACTTGTAATGCGTAGGTCGTCAGTTCGAATCTGACAGGAGGCTCTATGGAAAAGAAAATGATTCATGATACGCATAGCACGATAGATAATAAAAAGATCTGGTATGAAACAAAAGATCCAGACTTTATAGATCTTAGCTTTAAATCAATGGTAAAGCCATCCTGGATGTCTTACCAAGAGGTCTTGAACGGTCCGTATAAAGATTCTATAGTTAAGCCCTTAAATAACTATGTTCAAAACATTGGACATCAACCATCGTTGCTATCAATTAATGGGGATGAAATAACCATTAGATACCATTTAGCAGCAGATATGTTTCTTTTAAAACAAGGAGACGAGCCCCTTTACCATGTAGATAGGTTGTGGATGAGGCAATACTATAACACTAGTTATTCAATGCCAGAACAAGAAGACTGCTTTGAAGGAACTTATAAATTTTTTGTGCCGTGGTTTATAGATGCAAATGTAGAAGTAACATACCTACAGCCAAGTGTTGAATCTGCCTTTTTAATTAATAAAGAAACTGATTTTTGGCATCAGCCACCAAGAGACGCAGATTTGTTACAGCCGCATTTTGTTTATTTTAAATTTAAAAATACTGGTAGCCACATGGAGGATCATGAGCTTGGTATTCCAAGACGAGGAGACCCCATGTTTGATATGACATTTCGTGGAGATGCTATAATAGTAGATAGAATTAAGGAGCAGTATGCCAACAATTAGATTTTATCCATTTAGTGAACAAACTATGGATTTCGTGCCACCACCAAAGCCATCAGTAAGGCTTGTCCCAGAGTGGTATAAAACTCAGCCAGGGAACAAGGGGGATGCAGAAATGATTCCGCAGTCTGGAACAGCTGCATCTACAATTAAAAGGTGCATGCCTATCTTTGATGCCATGACTGCAGGCTACATGATTGTGGCACCTTGTGATATCCACCTAGATGCTACGAATCCAGAAAAGCTAGAGTGGCAAATACCACTAACTTTACAAAGTCTAAAGGCTGACTTATTTGCTACGCATGCACCAGAGCAGTATGAGAACTACCCGATTGATCCAGAAAAATACCATAAACAACTATTTAGAATTTTGCCAACTTGGGCTGTGGGAACTGACCCAGGATACAGCGTTTTGTTTACTAACCCATATCACACAGATGATTCGCCGTTGTGGGCTTTTACAGGACTGATTGATACAGATGGATTTGTATCAGATGGTCACGTCTCTTTCCTTGTAAAGAAGGGGTTTAAGGGCACAATTAGGCAAGGCACACCGCTGTATCAGCTAATACCATTTAAGAGAGAAGAGTGGAGCTCTGAAGTCGTAGATCCAGCAGATGCAAAAACGCTGTTCAATAGCCAAAGACTTAACCTTAGAAGCACCTTTATGAATGGTTATAAAAATAAATTTCGTTCTAAGAAGGAGTATAGATAGTGGAAGACAATTTGTTAAAAATTGTTTTTACACCAGCTCATTCTAAATATAAAGAGCATGGCTTAATTCCTCCAGAGCCTGCTTCTATGCACGTGCCAGAATGGTATAAAACTTTAGCAAAGCATCATAAATCTAATAGCGAAAAAACTCTTCATCCAGTAAACTATATTGGCACAGATGGTGCAACAGTTGCTACCAAACAGTGTCCGCCATTCCTAGATGCTATGACAGCTGGATATCACTACATGCTGACAGATGATTTACACGTAGAAATTGACGATGACGGTAAACCAATTTTGTGGTGGGACGGTGAGAATATGATTGTAGATCATAGACCAACTATTGAGCTGCCAGTTCCAGAAGGACATCACCCTATTCACTATGGCTTTAAGATGGGCTGGTATTATGAAACTCCGCCAGGATACTCTGTTCTTATTACACACCCAATGAATAGATATGATTTGCCATTTACTGTCCAGTCGGGAATCGTCGAATCGGATATTTGGGGTTTGCCTGTCTTTATTGCTTTTTTCTTAAAGCAAGGCTTTAGAGGAGTTATTCCAAAGGGAACCCCACTATTTCAGATTCTTCCTTTTAAAAGAGATAATTGGGAAATGGAAGTGGACGATTCTGAAAAAGAAATTGAGAGGCATACCTTTGCAGCTGAAAAAAGAAGAACAAGAATTCACGGATACTACAAGTGGTTTGCCTGGCGTAAGAAAATTTTTCGTGGGAAGTCTATGAGAAATGATTAGTATTAGTGTAGTTATATATTCTTATAAAAACCCAAAACTTCTCGATATAGTAGAGAATGTGTTTAATACCTCATCTGGTTCGGTTCACGTTACTGTGTATGATCAGCACCCAATGCTTAGAAAAGATAAGTTTTCTCATCTAAATAACCTTGAATACTCTCATATTTTTTGGGACAAACTCAATAGTCCGTGTAGCTTCAAGCAGACCGCAATTCATATGCCAGAAATACACTCTGAGTATACCTTAATACTATCAGACAGGATTTATTTATCAGAAGGCTGGGACTCCAGGCTGGTTGAATTTTTTAAGGAAAATCCTGGAATAATTTCTGGATATGGTAAGCCATCGCTAAGCATTAAAGATAAGCATTTTCTTGAGGCCAGTTATGAAACATCAGAAACTTTTGAAAAAACATCTTATGCCAATAGTGAGCTATTGTTTTCTTCTAGCAACTTAATAAAGTCTCTAGACTATCCAGTGCACCTTAAGTTTTACGGAGAAAATGAATACTTATCTTTAGATATTTTCAAGAAGCAAATTGATTTATGGTCCCCGCCATCAGATATTATTGATGATATACAAGAATTCAGGCCATTGGAAGAGCTATATGTTCCGTTTTCTTTAGAGCATAAATATAACTCTGTTGTAGAATCCTTAAAGTCTGAGATTGGAAAGGCCTGGGGAACGTGCGTAGGCATTGATACAGATTTAATTAAGCCAATTTTTTACCAGCAAGATGATGTTCCCTATGACCCTTATGATTTAAAGATTGTAGACGTTGGTGGAGAAAGGTTTATTGGATCAGTTAAGGCAATCTATTAGTGCTATAATAGTAGAGGAGGAAGTATGACGCATCGTATACATATAATTGATAACTTTATTACACCAGAAGATGCTGCTGTAATGATCGAGGAGCAGATGTCACCATCTGAGACAAACCCGTATCCAGAATATTATGAGGAAAGGTTTGGAGGAACAGCATTTCCATATAATGATAGAATTATGAGCTTGCTTGTAAAGTATGGAGATAAGTCAAACGAGGTTCATAAAGAGCTTAACGGTTTTGTTAATCCAATATATGTCTTTAAGGCATTTGGCTCTATGTGGACAGCTGGAAGCTCTGGTGGACTACACATGGATGCACAAGATCCAGAACCTTTTATTGAGTGGAGCACAATAATCTATCTTAATGACCCAAGCGAGTATGAGGGTGGAGTTATTTATTTCCCGAATCAGGGTTTTGAGTATAAGCCACGCAAATATTCTGCAGTATTCTTCCCAAGTGCTGGCTCTGAACACATCCATGGAATTACGGAAGTAACGTCTGGAAGAAGGCATACTTGTTTGTATATGCACACCAGCATCCCAAACCATGCAGATCCAGACTTTACTGGTGGGAAACAGCTAAGCAATCAGTTAGATTGGGAGTGCATGCGTCACCCATATGCGGTAGCACATGCTCAAAAACATGAGCAAGGCGTATAAAGATTTAAGTGGTTTCAATCCTTCCCAGTCAACTCTGGAGTTTTACCAGCAATATGGAGAAGACTACACGGAATGGTTTGATAAAGCGGAAGAGCTTTTTGACTACATAGAAACAAATTTTCCGCTTAGCAAAGTCCATGAGAGTAAGTCTCAGAAATACTCAAAGCTAATGCCAGCCTTAATGTCTCCATTCAATCTTTACTTTACTAAAAAGAATCTTGAGACCTTTGGCGAGACAATAGATAATTTTTACCACTTAAACTCAGACGGGCTAAGGTGCGACGAGTTCTCCGACTCACACGACAAACTTCATATTTTGTTTGCTGGATGCTCCATAACTTTTGGTGACGGGCTACCCATTGACTTAACCTGGTCTAAAATGGTATATAAATCTATTAGTAAGCAAGTTCCTACCAGCGGATATTACAATGTTGCTGGACCAGGATTTAACCATTTAGATATTTATTATCAAGTCTTTAAGTATATTGAGCTATACGGAAATCCAGAATATATCTTTATTAATTTCCCAGACCTAGAGAGGTCAATTGACGCAGGCATTCCAATAGAGAGTCTGCACTCTGTAATTCTTCCAATGCACAATGCTCTTATTCAATATGCAGAGACAAACAATATCAAACTTATAATGTTTTCTTGGGACATACACTCTTTCAAGGGCGGTGCGTATCTTGATCAAAATCCTAATTTTAATGATGTGTTTTACCAAAGCCCCTGGCTTGACCCAAGACAGCAGACGAATAATACTCTATATCAATTTGCTGAAAAAGAACTCCAGGCCCACATGATGACCTTC